TAATAAGTTGATCTCTTTTATTTGCAAACCAAGGATGAACATGTCGCATGATAACAAAACCTTCGTTTAGTACCATAACTGTAAAACCTATCCAAAAAATCATAACAATAATACTTATTTCATCTTCTGCACAAATCCATGCATACTGGTATGTATATCATTAGTCCATTCGCTCATTACTTGATACCAACCCCATTCATTTGGGTATAATTTACATTCTTTTACTAACTGTCTAAGCAATGCACGATTAAAATGTTTACGGTGATGTATTAAAAAATCGCATGGTAAAAATCCGTGCCAGTCATCGTGTGGATTAGTTTTATCAACTTCTTCTATCTGCCCAGATCCAAACTTAGGTCCTCTATTTGGTCTAGTCATAAATCCAACAGGGCCTTGTTCATATGCTTTACGAAGCCAATTATGTAAGTCAACTTTATTATCTATTTGTGTATTCCAATCTACTCTAATAATTAAATCATGATGAGCTGGTATTTTAGTTACTATATCAGCGTGTGCAATCATAGGCGCTATTCCAAAATATAATTCGTCAAATAATTCTTTTGACTTTACGTATTGTGCATACTTGGCATGTTTAGAAGGTGGTTGTACTTCCATAGGATGATAATGCCATTTAGGATAATGCATTGTATATAAACGTTCGTGATATTCTTCTGGAACAAGATTTGTTTTATTAGACCATGTATGATAATAAAAATTACAACCAGGAAGTTTTAGTCGTAATTGATCTACAATAATACTATTTTTATCATTTACTCCACTAACACAAATTGCTATGTTCATTTAAAAAACCACTCATTAATATTTTTTGCAAATAAGGCATGACTCATTAATCCTGGGTGAGGATTTGGTACGTCTAAAGCGTCATCTATATTAAAATCTTTTTTCCAATTAAATGTTTTTATATTAAGGTTATCTAAATTAAATTTATTAAAGTAATCTTTATTATTTTTTAATTCATGTTCAGGGATTAGATGAAAACTTTTTACCCCTTTATTTTTTAGGAATGCATGTATGTAATTTATACGTATCATTTGGTCAAATTTTGCATCAAACTCTTCATAAAAATCTTCATAATATATCTTTACTTTTTGTTGTAATTCACTTTTTTCTCCGCCATGCCATATCCAAAACGATTTTGGTAACCTATCTGAGTCGTACATATGCGGAAGCATGTGTAGTCTTTCTTTTTTATTTTTGAAGAAAGTTGCTCTATTAAAGTTAGCCCATAGTATTACTACAATACTTTGTTTTGTAAATTTTGGATATTCTATAATTGCCTTTGCAATCATCTTATTACTAGATCCTGATTTAGCTTGATTGCTAACACTGTTAAACTGAACCTGTTGTTGTAATCTTGCAGGCCAAGCCCAATTACTAGGACGTACACCCGGTGATTGCATATCTTCTGCAATACTATCAGGCAATCCATGTCCGTAAGTATGACTACATCCAAATGTAATTAGATTGTAATCTTTCCAGCCCATATATTTTTCCTTGCACTTGTATCGAAATCAAAGTCCCAATGATCGATATCTTTCTTATACCATTTAGCAACCTTTTGCATTGTATTACTGTTATATAAAGTCCTGTAATCTTCTTTAATACTTGTAACGTTTCTTGATCTTGGCATTTCTGTCATATTGAAGTATTTAAGTACATCTTCTTTAAGATGTTCTACACGTAGTATGTCACAACGAACATTACCATCTAAATCTGTTACATGGTCTAACTGAGGATGCCAACCTCTTATAGCTCTATACCAAGTATACTTTTTATCAAACCATTTATTACGTTCATGTAAAAAATGTTCAAGTGATCGTGTATCAGCGTAAGACGGATCTATGTTACCTCTTTGCACTGCTTCTTTTGCAAACAAATATCTACTTACAACTTTACTCCATGGATTGCGTACAACAGCAAATGCTTGATGTTGATCTGTTATACTGCTACTTACATCTCTCCAACGTGCATGTTCAACTCCTTTAACATCACGTTCACCATATTGTTTCATAGCGTTGTTAAAGTCTTTAAAATTTGCAATCCATTTGCGTTGTACAGGAAGTATTTTATCTTGAAAAACTTCACTGCCACGTATAGTCATGCCTGCATTTTTTGGTATGTGTATAAAAAGTTTTTGCATTAGTACTTTGTGTAATCCTTTTCTTCAATAATACCTGACTTTGTAATTATGTTAATCATTTTTTTAATTTTTGCTCTCTGATCGTTTTTGATATAAACATTTCTAGCAAGTTCTATAAATTTACTACCAAAGTCTTTATTAGACTCGCACTCGCGTTTGCTGTTTTCAATATCCCAAAGTTGTTCGTTAATTGACTCTAATTCTTCAACTAAAGCATTTACTTCTGGATCATTACTAAATGCTTTATCTTCTAAATATTCTAATTCTTTATTAACGTTAGCAAGTTGGTCTTGGTCTGTTAGTTTGTTTTGCTTGATTCTAAGTATAGTAATCTTGTCAAATAATTCGCCAACAGATACTTCAATTGATACCATCATTTATTTTAATCCCGTTATCTTTGGCCCTATGCATGTGATGACTCCAGCGGTCCTTAGGGCTCAGTGTATATATGTGAATGTTCTCTGGAGCAAAGTAAACTTGTGACATATGTAAGAAGCCACTGTCAACGCCAACATGATACGTTGCCTTTGACATAGCATATGCAATGTGTTTTAAACTGTCTCTTAATAATACATCTTTTGATTCTCCACCTACTACAACTACTTCATAGTCTTTATACTTGTCTAGTATTGCTTGACGTTGCTTAGGTTTAATCATACGTTTTTTAGAAGTACTATCAAATTGTACTGTAATAAACTTTTTAGGAAGTTTAATATCTTGTGGCTCTGCATCTAATTGCGGAAAGTGTCTCAAGTATGCTGTAAGATCAATACCTTCTTTTGGCTCAAAGCGTTGCGGATAGTCAGCATATATTTGTGCATGTCCATCGTATGTGCGCCTTACATAGTTAACAAAGTCTACATTATCTTTTGGTTCAAAATCAAGGTGTGGCATTATTACAACACTTCCTTCAGGGAATAAACTTACTATCTCTGGCCAACTTTCGGGCTTGTGTCTGTTCCACTGATACTTTGTAAGGTGTAGTGTTACAGGACTATTTTCCATTAGTCCATAATTGTATGATAGTAATACACTGTGTATTCTGTCGCCTAATCCAGGTGCACCATAATGAAAGTTTTTCTTTACAGTACTATATGCTCTCATTACTAAATGTTTCAATTTATCACCTGCATTAAATCTTCAACATTCTCACCCTTCTGTGGTAATAGATCTTTTAAGAAAAAATGTATAAAATATGCTTTAGGTATTTGTGCATCGTCAATACCTTTAAACAATCCGTTCCATCTCCAATCCATATTAAGTGTAGGAATTTTTTCTTTCTTTACCCAATAGTTAAGTAACATTTGATCAGTTGACCATTTGCGATATCCAATGCCGTCAACAAAGTCTTTGAACTCTGGTCTACGTATAAACTGTTCTGCTGTTTGTCCTTTTAAGTATGGTAAAAACTTTTGACAGTTAATAACCATCATTCCCATATTGTAAAACTCAGCACCTCTATGATCCCATTTCCAATCTACATCTGTAAGATTTTCAAATGCGGCTTTTGAATATTTTCTAATTTTGCTTTTATATTTTTTAGCACAAGGTAGTTCGCGTTCTGCTACAGCACCAAATGCATATTCATTTGTTAAGTCTTCAAATATGTTTTGTGCAGTTGGTCTAATATAGATATCACTATCAATAATAGCAACTTGATCGTATTTGTGTAAATGTGTAAATGCGTTTTCTTTTTCGTATATAGGCATGTAACCAAGACGTTCAACTGCTTCTTTGCTACGTCCTGTTACAGCCATGTCTGGTCTAATTTTTAAGATTGGTTCATTTTGTACAATATGTTCAATGCCGTATTTTGCACAGTATTGTCTTACACTTTCAATACAATGCAAGTACAGTTTGCTTTGTGCGCCAACTGCTACTTGATAAATCATTCTCTTCATGATAAATCCTTTGTAAAACTTACGTCTGTTTTATATGTAACTTTATTATACTTATCGAAACGCATATCCACAATTCCATCACACAGCATCCAGTCTGCAGGCATTGCTCCGTTTGTATGTACCCAGTCAAGTATTTTCTTTGCTCCTGTAGGTGTTATACGATAAGCTCTAGCACCTTCATACCAGTTACCTGGAGGTATAGGTTTTGCTTTTTTAAATCCTTCAAACTTGTATATATCGCAGTCTTCATATTCACCTATTGGCTTTTTAAAAACAACATCATGTTCAAATATACAAATTGGTGTGTTAGTTGTGTGGCATTTTTGCCACAGTAGGTATTGGCTTAAAAAACAACCTTGTGTACCTGGACGAGCAAGCAAGCGTTGTGCTTTTTTGTGTGCGTATACGTTAATATTATAGTCGGCAAGTCCTTGCTTCATACCGTTGACACCTTCATATAATTCTAAGTTCCAACCATGATTGGTTCCTGTTTCTAATGCACGACTAGCCATACTAACACTATTAGAATAACTTGGTAGATAGATTATGTATCCGATCATTTGTCCTTCTCTAACTTGAAAGGCAGGTTCTTGCCTGACAGTTCCTCTGGGCTTACTTTGATGTTTTTCTTCATTTGGAATCCGTATCCCGCTTTACCTAGTTCGTGTATCTTAGGATCGAATTGGCTGTTCTGCTCGGCCTCTTTCTCCCGTTTGACTTGCCATTTTGATTTCTTCATTTTCCTATTTCTACCTGTATTTCTTTCATCACTACTTTATACCAGTGATTTGGTAACCATTTTAATTGTGCTTGTTTAAACTTTAAACCTTCTTTTTTATTACCTTTACCTGTACTAAAAACATTATTCTTTTTAATACCCCAACTATTCCAGTTGTATCCAATATGATTATAATCGTTACCCATATTCTTCCATTCAGCCATTACTTGTCGTAATACTACTTGGTCCACAAACCAATAACATCCGTTTTCAAATGCTGTAATCATTCTTCTAGCAAATAGGTTACGCCATTCAATACCTTTAGTATCTATGCCTGGACTTAATGCACTAGCAATAAAAATGTGTTGTTCTTTTGGTTTAGGCATAACACCAACAACATTAGTTACTTCTTCAAACTCATGTCCGTGGAAGCCGTTACGCAATATACTATCGCAATCAATCTGTAATATTCTTTGATGTGGGTATGTAAATATTTCTGCCATGCGTATAAATCTTACACTAGCCAAGTATGTACGTCTAGCAATATAATCTATATCACTAGTTTTAAAAATTTGCATTCCTTCGCCCATCATACTTTTGTTTTTAGGTAAGTCTTTATAAAATTGTTCGTTAGTATCTTCCCAAGTGTATGTAAACTTGTATCTACCCATTAGGTCTTTTAAGACACCGTGATCAATATTTCCTTCGTTAATTATATGACAATGTACATGCACCCAGCCTACTGTTCTATTAATACTTTGCTGGAGTGCAAATCCATGTCGATCAAAGTAATCATAGTCGCAACTAAAATATATTATATTTGCTTCTTCTCTAGGACACATATGTCCTCTTAATTCAGGAAGTTTAAACATCAATTGCTATCCCTGGCCTATGTCCGATAATGGCATTCTTTTCTCCTCTACCAATTTTTCTAATCATTCTATATCCAAGTGGTGCAAGTATGTGTCTAATTGTGTCAGCGTTATGTCCGTAACGTATTGGATGATCTTTACATTCGTAAAGTATAATTGGTAAGCAACGTTTAATAGTTTCGAGCCCACCTTGTGCAACAAAAGGTTCATACCCTTCTGCATCAATTTTAATAAAATCAACATCTTGTAAATTATAAAAATCTAAAGGCATAACTTGTATGTCACCGCCGTCAACATCTGGAGCAACATGCGTACTAAAACTTTTATTTGTTGTTTTAATAGAAACATTGTGTTTACGTTGTCCAAGTCCTACAGGATATGTTGTTACATTACCTACTGCTCGAGATTCTAAATTATAATTCATGCATTCATAAATCTTTGGATTAATTTCGTATGCGTGTACATGTTCAAAACTCTTCGCCATTTGAAATGCTGTAATGCCTACATGTGCTCCAACATCAACTGCTGTACGCCATTTAGCACAGTAGCTCATTGCTGTCATTAATTCTATGTTTTGATAATTGTTAATATCGCCATTACCTTGCTTTTTTGCACTCTTTAAACAAATATCGTTTTTGAGTGAGCGCCAGCCATCTATCTCAGTATACATTATTGCTCCACTTGATACTTAAATGTTATATCCCAAGCAAGTCCATTTGCAAAGTCTTCACGTCGGAATTGGCTATGTGCAATATGTTCTAGCATCTCTGTTCTATCAAATCCAAATTTTCCTTGCCAATGTTGTACTGCACTTTGGCCTAGTACTTCAATAGGTTTTCCTAAACACAATGCTTCAACTACTGCCATACTGTGATATGTAATTACTTTTTTTGCACTTAACATCATAGGTAAAATTTCTTGAAAGCGTTGTCTACGCTTGCCTTCTTTTTCTCTTATAATTAATTTCTCTGGAAGACTATCATAATGGCGAACTGTATCTGTACGCCACGTATTATAATCTTGTCCTAAGTATTTAAATATATTACTATTGTTAGGCATCACTAAAAGGTTGTAATCGCCTTCTTTGTTCCATTCTTGCCATAAGTTGTCGTCTATTTCTAAATGTTCAATCCTGCTTTTATCTACAGGAGTACATACTTTAGTATTTTGTAATGAGTTATAACTAATACGATAGTACTCTGGAGTTTTATGTCTGTGATTGCCTATGTATCCGTTATCTAAATGGAAAAAGTTTATTCGTTTATCTCTTGATATTGCATCAAATACCCAATCGTCAAAAGGGTGACTAAATGCTAGATATCTATCTAATTCAATTTCTTCTGGGCGTTCAATGGTAATTGTATCGTAGTTTTTATATAAGTCTACAAAAAGTTGACCACGTAATTCTTTACTGCGTTTAGGTACTTGAAATTTATACGCTGGCATCTTCCATACCCGCAACTCTCAGTTTGACAACGTTTGTTATCTGCCACTGTTTCTGATCAAGACCTTTTAATAAGCCTAGCCATTTGTTACGAAGTAATGCAAACTCATTAATAATCTTTTCATAGTCGACTACGTCTGCTTCGCCGTCAACATATTTCTCAACATCTCTGCTAGACAAAGCACGTTGATAATTTTCAAGATATTTTTTAAAATATGAACTACGCAGTCTACGTAGTTCAATATTTAGATAATTTAGTATAGCTTCAATCTCTTGTAACTGATTAAAACGGTGTTCAACGATGCCGGGCATCTCTGCCGCGGCACGTTCAACGTTGCCTTTTAGTTTTACTTCACTTCGGGCATCAATAAGTTCATCTTCAAAAAACTTAATTGCTGTGGGGATTTTATTGATATCTCTAGCTACTTCAGAGTAATATCCCATTTAATCTTCCCATTCTTCTTCATCATCATCTACATCTTCTTCAAGATCTAAATAATAATTAATAGCATTGTCTAATATATCACAACTACCTAACGCATCTCTAAACGTTTGATCATCGGCACCATAATCGGCACATGTATCTACAAATGTTTCGGCTGTTGTTTCGATAGTTTTTTTATCAATACTATCTTTAAACGTATTCCACATGTCAACTACAAGACTACTATCCATATACTTTACTCCTGTTCAATAAGTTCTGCTTCTGCGACAGCCTCTATCTCGGGCATATCATCATCGGTATTTACCACAGGCGCAAGTTTCTCATTGTATTCTGACATGATCATATCCATCTTAGATGGTTCCATCCAAGCCTTACGATAGTCAAGATGCTCTTCACCAGCTAGATCAATATACTTGAGTCTGTTGCCTTGTTTTTCCAATAAGCCTTTTTTCTCAAACAGTTCAATAAGACCACTGTAAGGATTCATACCTGTTTCGTATGGAATCTTTACTTGTACACCTTCGAACGGTTTTGCGTAACGTGTCTTCATTACTTTACAACCTGCTCTAATACCACGTACTTCTGAGATCTTATTACCAGCTTCATCTTCTTTTAGTTTCATCTTTTTCATTGCAACAACAATACTTGATGCATAGATAAAGCCTTGTCCACCACTGATCTTGTCATCTGGATCAAACATATCTTGTGATGCATATGTATGGTTAGTACATACTAGTCCTACGTTGTAACTACCAATCATGTTAACAGTATTACGTACAAGTGATGTTAGTGCTTTAGGCTTACGACCCATATCACCTTTCATATCACCTTTGTTAAACTGATCAACATCTGTTGGTGTTAGTAGCATACCTAATGAATCAATTACAAACAATACTTTAGGACGATCTTCCTCGTTCATTGCTTTATAATCTGTCATAAATGTGCTAACAGTTTTTGCTACATCATCAATCATTGACATATTCAATTTAAGAAGTTTATCTTCTCCTGTGTCAACGTCTAATGCTTGTAGCCAACTTTCATCAAGTGCATTCTCTGAGTCAATTAATACTACAAAGATACCTTGATCTTGTGCGTGTTTTACAATGTTACCTGCACAGAAATAACTTTTACCTGCGCCTGATTCTCCTGCAAACACTGTTACCTTGCCTAGTGGAACGCCTCTATGAAAGTCGCCACTAATAAGATAGTTTAGTGCATATGAGCCTGTACTAATCCAATCTGTTGGATCATTAAAGCCACTACTCATACCTGTTATACTTTTAGTTAAGTCCTTACGGAACTTACTAACGTCAAATGATTTAGCCATAGTTTCTCCTTGTTAAAAGCTAATGTAGGGGAAATTAATCCCCTACAAACGATTAATTATTTTATGATTGACGTGATCTAATCATTGATAAAATGTCTTCAGCTTTACCTGACGGTGCAGGTGTCTCTGTTGCCGGAGCCGCAGGTGCCGCTTCTGCTACTGGAGCAGGTGCCGCTTCTGGTGCCGGTGTTGGAGTTGCTGGTGCCGCTGGTGGTGCCGCTGGAGCAGGAGTACCCGCTCTATTCTGTGGATCACCTGTTCTTGCCGCCATTCCCGCTGGACGGAAATATTGACCAAAACGATCCATATCATATGCTTCACCATCTACTGATGCTTCAAACATTTCTTTCATGACTTTTACCTCAACTTCTGAAGGTTGTTTCGGAAGGAAGTCACTCATGTTAAACAAGCCATTAGTTTCAATAGCTTTCATTTCAACATCTGTCAATGGACGCTCTCTACGTGCCCAATTAGAAGTTGAATAGTCAGCATATCCACCTTTACTTGTTTTATTAAGACGGAAGTCTACACCAGCAGTATAATCTGTTGGTAATTCTTCCATGTCCGGATCCATGAGAGCCGCTTTAATAATTTGGAAAATCTGTGGACCAATAATAAACCTTCGAACTGGATTCTCAGGAGTAGTATCTTCATTCAACGCATTTTCAGTTACGAAGCCTTGGAATACGTATGAACGTTTCTTCCAATATTTTCTACCCATGTCTTCTAGACTTGGATCTTTAAACCATGCACGTACTTCATTTAGAATGTCGCACGTTTGTCCGTACATTTCCATACACGGAACTTGTACTTGTACAGGACGTGAGTCTGTTTCACCTTTAATTCCTGCAAACGGAAGTTTGATCATCAAACGTTCTTTCCAAAAGAAAGTGTTTGCTTCATCTCCGTCTGGAAGGAATCTTAGAGTTGAACTCTGTCCTTCTTGCATGTTCCAAAATGGGAAAATTGCGTTGTCACCGCCTGACGAACGATTGCCGCCAGTGTTTGCTTCTTGTTCTTTCAGTTTAGCTCTGATTTCTGCTAGTGTTGCCATAATATAAGCCTCCTATGTGTTTTTGCCTTATAGCTGTTTTGTATTGCCTAAATGTGCATTACTTTATATATAATACACTCTTGTACTTATAAAGTCAACCTTTTTTTTGACTTTATTCTGAAATTTGGTTATCTTAGTCCTGCTAGGGATTGGATACGTGCCATTTCAGCATCTTTCAAGCGTAATAAATCTGCCATTACTGCTTGAGCTTCATCAACCATCTCATCACCGTACTGTTTTTGTACTGCTGTTAAGACTGCTGTTTCACCTTTAGGGAAAGCATTACTAGTATAATCGTACATACCTTTAATGAATTCATCTAATGGAATTTCGTTCTTTTGCTTCAATTCGTCACCGTTTCCTTTTGGACTAATGTCGATTGTTGTAGCATCTTTATCATCTTCTTTTGCTCTTTCGTCGTCTCCGAACATCATTTTATATACTTTATATCCACCCAATAATAGTGCAACTACTACTGCCGCTGGTATAGCATATTGTTTTGCAATACCTGCAACTTTGTTTAGATCTGGAATATTATCTAGTGCGCCTGCCGCCATTGATTTAAGTTCATCTGCTGTGTTGGCTACTTTGTCGCCAACTGATTTAATAGTACTTTGAGCTGTGTCAATAGCATCGTTAGCTTTACCAACAAGTTCTGCTCCACCTTTTACTGTGTTAACTGCTCCTTTTGCTACGTCTACTGTTGCACTTGGATTAGCCGCCGCTGTTGCACCAACAGTTGCTTTGACTGGATTCTTTGCTGACCAACTTAAAATCTTGCCTGAACCCTTCATTACATTTGGTAAAACTTTAGGGCCAAGCATTCTTAGTGCCGCACCTGCCGCTGGTACTAGTAATCCTAGTAACGGTAATGCTTCTTGTAATTGTTGATCTTCTGCTGTTAACTCATCTGTACGTTTGCCTAAAATCTTTTCGGCGTTTAGTTTGCTCATTTTAGTTTTATATTTTTTCCCTGCAAACATAAATTCTTTTTCGCCTTTTGATGCCGCATCAGCCGCACACTGAGAAAACTTTTCCCACATAGCTTGTTGCTCTTCTGCAGTCATCATTTGCTTTTCTTTTGGTCCTTGTTCATGTTTTGACTGTGCAATAATAGCATCCATCTTTTCAGCATATGCTGTTTGAGGATCGATAACTTCATTAGGTGATCCCATATCGTCATTTGTATCTTGAAATCCTTTTTGTGCTAGAAAGTTTTGAATTACTTTTGCTGGATTACCATCAGCCTTTACCATTTCTTTTCCAAATGTTGCTTTGTCCATTTTTAGAACTTGGGCTAGATAATCTGCTCCATGAGTTTTAAACATACCAAGATACTTGTTCCCCACAGTACCTAATTGTATTGCATCATCTTCGGCTAGTTTTTCTAAATCTACTTCTTCTACTTTGTTTGCTTCTTTTACTAAGTTGTATACATATGGAAATACACCTTTTAGTTCTTCGTTAAACTGTCTAATAGTAAGTTCGTCAATCCAAGTATTTGAAACATCTTCTGGAACTTCTTCAAGCACGGTAGTTTCGAAGTTTGCAAATGTTTCTGTATAATATGCTTTGCGTTGTAGAGACTCAACTGTCTTTTTAACAGTAGCAAGTCTTTCGTTTACAACGTCCATGTATCCTGCTAAACCTTCAGCCATTACACTTGAGCGATTCATGTATGTCTTAAATTTACGCAGTTTGTTTAATTCTTCTGATAGCCCAACAATATGCTTACCAAAGTCGTCGTATGCATTTCCACCTTCACTTACGTGCATAGCCATTGCTCTTGCACCGTTCATGTGTCGTAGTGGATATTTAAATCTTTCGCCGTTTGCACTTTCAATATAAATGCTGTGTACATTTTGTGTGCGTCCTGCGGCATTTTCGTGGTTTACTGGGCCAGCATGTTTTACAACTAATCTTGCTGTTCCGATATCTTGGTAACTAGTTCTACTAGTTCCATACATCTTTGATTCGCTCATTTGTTTCTCCGTGCTTAGATATTCGTAATCTCTTTTATCTAAATTTGATTTTGTTATGTCTCGTGTATCAAAATTTAACATTCTCTTTTTTGCAAATACTCTTAATTCTTTTAAAAGATCAAACCATTTGCTTTTAAGTACATGTTCATCTTCTGAAAATAGGTCCTGACCATACATTACTGTGAGTGCATTTTCGTCAATACTTACACTAACTTTCTTACCGCTTGCAAAGTCAAATTCAAAAAATCTAGCTTCTTTTGGTTTGTTAGTTATTTCAGCAGATTCGTTTCCTACTGTAATGCTAGGAAAGCGTCCACGTATCTTATTAAATAATTCGTCTGCAATAGTCTCAAGGTTTTTCATATTAATATTTATCAATAACCGCTAACAAATATAGGCATCGGCGGTTCGTATGATTCTTCTCCTTCTGCTTGTGTAAACGTATTATATATACGTGGATCCCAGTCTTTCATTACAGCCATCATTCTTAATGCAAGTAATGTAGCACTAACCAAGTCATCATTAGCTCCCGGTTTTGCTCTAAAACTAGTACCTGTAGCAACATAATTCTTTAGTTCAGTAATTAATGGGCCACTGTTAATAGTTATCTTATTATTTTCAACCATAGTCTTTAGTCGACTACATGCTGTAATCTTAGTACCATGTGTAGTATTAAATCCTTTACGAAACTTACGTACATGTCCTTTACGCATTGGTTCACTTACAAATAGTCCGGGTATATTTTCTTCGCCAAAGTCATTTATAACAATCAATGCCGCTTCTCCGATACTATTGTTTTCTACACTCCAATAAATGTTAGATCCAGTTCCTTTACAACTATCTTGTATGTGTGTACAAATATCTCTTAATATTCTAATCTGTGCTGGTATAGGTGTTTCGTTGTGTCGCCATTCTGCTACTTGTGTATAACTTGGAAGTTCATATACTTGTATTGCGGCATAATCGCCTCCAGTACCCATTGCTGGATCGAGTGCTACTGCATAATTTTGATCTCCTGTTGGTTTTCCGTACCAACGTGTTTGCCCCATGTTCATTAATGGATCTTTTGCTTCCATAGTTGATAAATGAATACTATTAATAAGTGTTTCATCGTATACTAAGAATTCGCAACCGTACTCTCGTCTAAATTTTTCTTCGCCAATACGTCCAATTTCTTCAATCTTCCATTGTTCGTCTCTGTCAGGATGTTCGTCCCAACCACATGTAAATCCGTGAAAACCGTTTATGCCGACTTCTTGTTCGTTACCATGTGCATCGTATTTCTCTTGTGATTGTTTCCAAATAACAGCAAACGTATCTTCGTCTGAGTTAGGTGTACTTGTAATAATAGCACGACCACCTGTTGCTAGTGTAGGTGATATTGATGTCCAAAATTCTTCTGCAATATTAGGATTAACAAATGCAAACTCGTCACAGTATAATAATGATATACTCATACCACGTCCTGTGTTGCCTGTTGTAGTAGCACTAACAATTCTACTTCCGTTTTCAAACTCCATTGAGCCTTTGTTATAGTTTGTAACACCCGCTCTAATATGGTCTGGACATGATTCATACACATAACGTATACGTTGCATAATCTCTTGTGCGCCTGTATACTTGTGTGCGGCAATTAGTACAGTTTGATCTGGATGAAACATTGCATACCATGCTAGATATATTGCGGCAGTAGTAGTTTTACCAGTCTGCCTTGGTAGCATGTTTACATTAAATCTATGATTGTGATAACTTTCAAGAAGTCGTGATTGGTATGTGAAAGGATCAAACAATAATTTGCCTTTTACAGGATGTTGGATGTATGCAAACTTACGTGCGAAATGGTCGTAACCAGTTTTAGGATCCATGCATTTAGCAAGGTCCTCAATCTGTGTATCAGTATATGTTTCTGTTTTATTGGCTTTCTTAATTAAGACGCCGTCTAAAGAAGTACTCATACTACTATTTAACCAAAAAAATAGGCCCATCGGGCCTATGTGAGTAAGACTTTATTTTAAACTATACCGTCGCCGGTAAGTGCATTACCTGCTATACCGCCAAGTATTCCACCGCCGATTGCACCCACTGGTCCTAACGGTGCACCTAATGTTGATCCAATATATGATCCTGCCGCGCCGCCTAGAAATCCTGCATTTAAGTCTTGATCACCTTCAACGTCATCTTTGCCTGGAATTTTTGGATCGTCCATCTTTGCTGTTTGTACAATACTAGGACTTAGTCCTGCGTTAGTCATCATTTGCATTAGTTCAGCAACTTCGTTTGGAGTTTCTGCATTCATACTAATGTTAACGCTTGCTTGCTCGTTAACTGGTGAGCTAATATTATCTAACTTTTCCAGTAAATCACGCATTACGTTGCTACTAATGTTGCCGCAAGAGTTACTAGTGTACCACTAGTGTCAATATTGTTTGGGCCAACTGCTGTAACTGTGCTAGTTGGATAGTTTGACGCTTTTCCGATTAGTCTAATACGTGCTTGTAAGTCTGCCGCTGTTGCACTGTTATCACATACTACAGTCATTGTACCACTTGCATCGTTAGTTGTATGATAAACCAAAGGATTAATTTCTTTACAAATTTGCTCAACTGTTTCATCTAATGCATCGTCTTCTGCTCTTAGATCAACTGCTGTACCGTTTGCAATTTTTACTAAAATTTTAAAAGCAAATGCTCCTGGGTAATGAACATCACCTGCCGCCGATTTTCCTGATCCGTTTACTCTAGTTTGTCCAGCCATTTAATTACCCCTTGTACTCTGAATATAATGAAGAAAGTTCTTCTTTAATCTTACTTGCTAGTGCCATTGGATTATCACCGCCTGCTACTTTTGGATAAGATTTTTTAGATTTATTAAGATCATTTCCGCCTTTAATTACATCAGTGTGTGGTGCATACTCTTCTTCTGGACTATTTTCGTAGTCTTCTCCAGTGATCTTATCACCAATTGTTCCGCCTACCATTGCGCCTGCTACTTTTGGTGCTACACTTTTTACTATTGGTTTAACAATAGCACTTGATCCTGGTACTACTAAATCAGCAACTGCTCCTGCACCTTGTGCCGCTAAGTCTGATCCTACACCGCCTGTCATCTTGTCTATGTTGTCACCTGCTTGTGCTCCTAATCCACCACCAATAAGTGTTCCACCTACTCCTGCTTTAAGATCCATGTCTCCGTCGACATCATCTCTACCTGGAATCTCTGGATCATCGTCCATTGCTCCAAGTGCTTTGATATGCTTTTCCATATCCATTCTTGGTGCTAATGGCTTATCACTAACTTTTTCTGGTGACATACCTGCGTTACGCATCATTGCCATAAGTTGTCCAACTTGTCCGGCATCGTCTGCTGTCATTGAAATATTCATTGACGCTGATTCTTTTAATTCTTGTTTTTTGCTAGGAGCTTCAATAGCGTCCATTTTTGCAATCATATCTTTAAGGTTCATTATTTGCTCCCTACTGGTGATACAGTATTTTCTTTGTCGGTGATATCTGCGCCTTCACCGGGTTTAACGTCTTGTAACGGATCATTTTCACGCTCTGATCTAGCAGTTTCAAGTTCTTTTAATAAAGACATAACACGATTTGAACCAACAGCTTCTTGTGCTGATTCGCCTCCCATGTCTTCTGTTTCTAATCTAGTTTCGTATGGCCCTTCATCTTTTGTTGCTTGATACATTTCTTGTGGTTCGTTTACGTTACGCACTATAAGATGAGCTCTATCAATATCACAACACTGTGTAATATATTCTCCTAACACCTGAGGTGTTGTAGGATAATTTAAACCAACTTCGTAATATGTAACTTCACAGTTACTAAGTTGTGGAAAGTCCAGTGGACGTTCTTGAATTGGAGTTTTCTTTCCAGCACTCATTGATGCTACACTGTAGCGTTGCAAGCATCTTTCTAAACTATCAGCACAATCCTCTGGAAGTTCACCTGCTACTCCAATGTTAAATTCATATATTTTTTTAGCTTCTGCTAGGTATTTTTCAAACATGTTTCCGTCCTTATTAAATTATTTATCCATATTCTTAAGTTTTTCGAGCAAACTATTACGGTCTGTTACTATATAACCTTCGCCTTGAACCATATCTTCGTCTGGCTTACCGTCTTTGTCCATCTTTTCTTTCTTGAGTTGTAGCTCTACCATCTTAAGTTTTTTGTCTAATTTTGCAACTTTAGCATCAAGTGATGTTTTTAACATTCCGCCTGCTACTTCAAATACTCTACCTGAGTATCTTGATTCAACGTTCATACCCAAATCCATTAGATCATCATATGCATCCATAGCTTTTTGAGCAACTTCGTTAAGCTCTGTATCAGCCATTTCACCTAATCCCTTAACTGCGGGTAGTGCGGCCGATATTTTATCAAACTCAGCAATGTCTCTCAAGGTTTCATTCTGTTGAGCTAATACTTCTTTTCTGTCTTTTTTCTGATCTTGTTTGATAATTTCTTTACTATCAGGTAAGTCGAGAAGTTCTTCTAATTTCTTTGTCATTATATACTCACATTAACTGCTACTATTATTTATCGTTTTCCAGAATGGAACATGTCCTTTTCTGTAACGACCCTAAAACTAAGTCCTTTAGACTTACAATATGCCCTTGCGGCTTCCCATTTTGCCATATTTAATGCAACTGCTAATTGATTATGTTTAGATTTGCCTGCTGATTCCATAGTAACTTGGTTATCTGGTTTTACTTCAATAAGTTCTACCATATTTTTACCCTTTTTAGTCTTATATTGAATAAAGAAATCAGGAACATAAATTGTCATCTTTCCTGTTAATGGATTACGGAAAGGTATTTTTACTGCTTCGCTTGCCCATGCTTGTATTGATGGGTTTTCATCGCAAAATTTCATAAACGCAAATTCCCAACTACTACGGTAAGTTGGTGTTCTACGTCCTACATATTTTCCTGGATTTTTGGCTTCGAATTTACCTTGTGCAAAACGTCCCATGGGTTACCCCATTATGTTTCTTGCTTCTAGAGGAGTATCTGTGTTTTCGACTCTAAATCCTAATGTACTAATTTTTTGTCTATTAAAATTTAAAATACTTGCAACAGTATAACTTAATTGTAATTTATCTAGTCCTTTAAGAGTATCTAATAATTCAAATACTCTAACATTGTCAATCTTTGCTTGTTGCATTAATACTGCACCTGTAGATTGTGCCGCTGATTTATCAAAGCCTTTGCTTTCTAAGAATCCGATTACTGCATCAACTTCGTTACTTGGATATGCTAATTGTTTTTGATAATATGTATTGAAATAACGCTTAACTCGATCAGCACTATCAGTTTCTTTTTTTACTGGTAAATTTAATTGTACTTTGTCCATTTTATATTACCCCGTCCATTGGTGGCTCGTTTGGTCCACTAAAGCTGTTTGCTGATGCTGAACTTGTCTTTGATGTTTGACCGCCGTATTTGCTAATCAAAGCACCTACACCAACTACTGCCGCCGCTGTTGCCGCTGTTGACGCACTACCACCTCCAGCACCTTTTGGAAAAGCTACACCTGCAACACCACTTACATCAATTCCGGCTTTTTTACCAATATCTCCAATTGCACTACCTATTAGTTCTTGTCCTACGCCAGCGGCATTTAATCCGCCTGCATTTTGTAATACGTTTGCCGCTTTTAATACTGTACCAAAGTTTGCTGTACCACCAGTAATATCACTCAAAACTCCATATCCGCCTGCTAACACTCCGCCTATTCCTAATAGACTAGATGCTCCGCCGCCAGATAATGAGTTTGGACTAGGAGTTTTATCATAATGTTCTTCGGCAAATCCTTTAGGTCCGCCTTTGCCTATTGCACCTCTGCTGTAATGAACAGTTTCATATTCTAATGTCATTGTGTTTGCTACAACATCACTGGCGCTGTTGTCCATTGTATCGTGTTGCCAATTTGAAATTATAGGATTTATAAGCGTAAATGAAGTATAATTTTTACGTGCCATTTGACTAATAGTAATACTGTTAAAAAACGGAGATGAAGAATCGTTATCAAAGCCGTATCTGAATTGCTTTCTGCCAAACATACTTTGTCTATTGTAAGGATCAAATGATTCGCCACCTGTGTCTGGTGATCCATCTGGTGTTGTTGCGGCATAATTACCATCTCTATAATAGTATCTATAATATGCTTCCCACAGTGCTGTAGTAACACCCATATTATCATCATGTAATGTAATTTGAATTGGTTGATAATCGATACGTTTTTGTACTATTTTTTTTCTGTTGTATTGATGTTTAACATCTGTTTGGATATTATATGCAGGTAACTGTGCAGTCTTAACAAGCATATTAAGTTCATTCAAATGCTTTTCTCTTAATTGAGGAATAACTGCGGCCGCATCAGGATTAATATTAAAACTGACATGATAAAGAAATTTTACTTTTGGACTTAGTCGATGACTGTCATCAACATAAAGTCTTGAACCGTGTGCATAGTCGCCCAGGGTTCCTTTTGGGTTTAAAGCACCCGATACTACATTGTCTAAAAATCCGTTTAAAAAGCTCATACTAATATTTATCCTTTTGAATAAAGTGGGTAGATAATTCAGTCATAAAAAAAGGGCCAACAAAGGCCCTTAATTTAAATCTTGTTTTGTTTAGATAGCGCCGCCGCCTGTGATTGCAGTATTAATTGTTCTACCTACTGCTGTTCCAATTCCTGTTCCTTGTGGAGTTTGGATTGCATTGTCGTATCTAATACTTAATGTAACTGTAACTACTTCAGATGTTGCATAGTTAAGTGCATTATAGTTTGTGCTTTCTAAATAACAACCGTATAATTCAAATGTTTCTAATACGCTTGCTGTGTTAGCACCGTTACCACCATCTAATATTTCGATTCTAGTAACAAATTTATAATCTGCACCACTTGCCGCACTTGATTGCTCAAAGAAATCAAACTGTTTCTGTAGTTGTTCGCCAACCATTTTTTGTACATTGTTACTTACATCTTCACGTAAGTTCATTGTAATTGGTTCCCAAGTGTGTTTACCTGCTAAGAACACTTTAGAGTTGTAAATATCAACTGTCATTTGTTCAAAACTAACGTTAGGTCTGGATACGTCCATAACTTGTTTTGTTAACTCTGTTGACGGACTTGATACTCCAAAGTTCTCCAAAGATACTCTAAAACGGTATTGCAGTTTGGGCATCAACAATCCCTGGTTAGATGCACTCGCGTTGCTATCTAAAGGTACTGTTAATTTTGAAAGTGTTGAAATTGCCATTATGTGCTCCTATTACTTTTATTTATCATATTATAGTCCGCTAATTTCACCAGTATTTTTAAGTCTTAATGGAATGTAAATAAACTCCACTGCCTTAACTGGTTCAATAGCAATATCTAAATACAGCTCGTTTCTATCAATTCTACTTGGAGTATTGTTAGACTCATCACATACAACTAGGAAGTCATATAACGCTCTTTGTGACACTAGCTCTAGCATTAAACTATCTGCTTGTGCCTTGATCTCATCACGTGTGATTTTATCATTTGGCTCAAAGATGTAAGGTTTAGCAAGTTTCTTAAGTTGTGATCTCAAGTAAATTACTAGTCTTGCTACGTTGATTCTATCTAATGCACTTGCATTTCTAGCTCTAGTCTTTTGACCAAAGTTTACAAGTCCTGCTCCTGTTAAGAATGTAATTGGGTTAATGTTGTTAGCATAAAGTGTATCACGCTGTCCTTCATTTAATGCAATTGACTTAAATTCGCCTTCTGCATCAATGTATCCTGCGGCACTTGCATTTGTAATTCCACCACGTCTTGTTCCTGCTGGAGCAAACCATGGAAACGATACTTGATCGCTTAATGCTAGTGTTCTTAGAATACCGTGACTTGGTGGAACAACAACGTTGTTACCTGCGTTATCACTTGTAAATAAGCTCGGGTAGAACATACCTAAATATTCATCTCTACTAACTGCACCGTTGTCGTTATCTTCAACTGCTAGTGCAACGTTTGATCCCCAGTTATTAAGTGAAGTACCATCGCTTGGTAATCTAAACGGACTGTCACCTACGATAAATGCTGTTAAGCCTCTATCATTGTTTAGTGCAATCATTTCATTAATCAATTCTGGATAACCTGGCGCCGCCATAACGTTAAACAATCTTGATTCATCATCTCTAATTTCTTGGTTAGCATTAACCATTGCTTGTAGAGCTTGAATAATAACTTTACGTTGTGCTTTACGTCCGAAGCTACCTGATCCGTTAACTTGGTTAGCTGACTCAGTAATCCATCTGTGTGGATAGTATAAAGCCATACTCACGTCGCCCATTCTAATATTGTTAGCAGTTACGTCTACATGGTTACGTACAAATTTCTTAACGTTAAATCCACTTCTACGTAAGTTCCAAAGCAACATACCTTTTGGATATAGTGCA